CTTTAACAGCTTCTTGTTTAGCTATAAAAGCCTCAATTCCATTTTCAACGATGTACTCTAATTGTTCAGCAGGTGAACCATATTCTTCAATGCGATTTTCAACAGGTGTTTTTTTTACTTCGTATTTACCTGTTTTGTTTTCGTATGCTTTGAACTCCGCTGACTCTGAATCAATTTGTTCGCATCCAGCTTGTGGTCTTCCGAAAACTGAATTGATTAAGCCGTCTTTATTACGTTTAATAAATTTTATCATTTTTTATCCTTTAGTCTAAATTTTTATCTAAGAAACCATTTATTTGTAATGCAGCCCCATGACCAGATGTTCTTTCTATAAACAGACTCGATGTATTTGACAAACCCCTCAAACTCATAACAATCGAATCACTATCATCATTACTCTGAGAATTATTTATAAAATACAATTTGTCTTTCGAAGATGTGTCGTAAATACCAAGATTTGCAGATCCTACACCAGAAGTTATAAAAGCCGCAATCTCAGGGACTATTTGACCAGGAAGATTTGGAGAGTCTATTGTTAATGTAACGCCAGGAGAAAAAGAAGTTCCTTGCAATAACGTTTCTTTATATCTCATAAACAAACCATCTTTTTCAGACGCAAGCCAATCACATTCATATACACTCAAGGATGCATCTGTTCCTATAACACCACGCCGTCTAAACATTGTATAACCAGTCATATTTGTATCAGCTAAAGCATTTTCAGCATTGGACTGTGTATCAAATACTAATTTATATGCATCTGTAGTAGGATTATAGGCAATAATTGGATAATACCATGCAAAAGCAGCCAATCCATTCTTCATAACAGCATCACTCGCAACATCAGCAGTAAAAGCTAATTGAATAACCATTTGTGTGTCAGTTAAAACAGAAACAATAACCTGTCCTTCGTTATTACTTGAACTCCATAAAACATCTCCAACCTTAAATTCAGTTGTAAATAATGTTCCAGTTCCTACAATAGCAGTTCCAACAGAACTAAATGTTCCTGTTTTAGCAACCGTAGCTGGCATTCCACCATCCCCAAGACCAATCTCATGATTAGTATCAGCAGTTAGTGGTGTTTCAATAACAAAATCAACAGCCCCATCATGATTACTACATATTCCAGTTCCCATAACAATACTATCTACATCAGGTCTTGATATTAACAACCCCTGAATATACATTTTTGTGTTTGTTTGTAAGGATGTTCCAGAAAGAGTTTTAACTTCCCAACCAGCAGTCCCTTTATATAACTCAACAGAGTATTTAGCTTTTATTGTATAGCTAGAATTTCCATCTATTGTCTCAGTCCCATCTGGATTAACAATAACTGTTTCACCTGAATTATTTTTTATTGAAATAACTGAATAATCCTTAAAATCAATCATTGGATTCATTGTAATAGTCATTCCAGCAGTTGTTTGAATTGTTTTATTTGCATGCTCAGGGGTGAGTGTGAAGTCAGCAGATTTTTCTATAACCTCTCCACCTGCACCCTCATTTCGCATTTCTTCTAACAAGGCAGAAGTCGCATTACCTAGTATTCTGTCGCCAGCAACCCAAGCTAATGCAGTTGTTCCTTCCATTCCTCGTTCTATTGTAAAAGTAGAGCCGACTTTCGCTGTTACCTTAACTATTTCATAATCACCAAGTGTATTAGTTAAAATCATTCTAAAATAATCCCAACTTTCAGATATTGATGGAAATGAATTAGCTTCCGCTAGACTAGCAACATCCAATGAAGTAGCAATAGCAGTAATATCAGCATTTAAGGTCGCAACACCCATATTTGTATATTTAGCAACAGTCATAACGACTCCCTTCTATATTTTATTAACCTAGTGTGATTTCCCAGCGAACTGTAATTGTGTCTAATGCTTGTTTATCATAAGACCCAGTGTTAGCACGAGCAACCAATACTCCCCCAGAAATTGAATCTAACAATCCAGCTTCTAAGATAATAGCAGTAGCTTCTCCTGGTAAAAATGTAGCTTCAAATGTTAATATATTAGCAGCTCTTGTTACAGTAGCGATTTTTCGTGGAGAAACTTCTCCCATCAATGCTGTATCACCAAGTGTTGGTGCAGCTCCGCCTGTTCCAAGTGCTATATATTGAGCAATTTTAGAAACATCACCTTCTAAATTTTTAGCAAATAAATCTAATCCAGTTTGAACAACTAAGTTGTTTTTCATTGAAATTAATTCGCCATTTCCGTTTTCAACAAATACTCTACTTTTAAAGCAGAATTTGTCGCATATTTTTGTTTCAGACATTTTTTATCCTTTTATCCTATTAAATACGAACCCAAAGCTCTTGGACATCCAATAGCTCTAGTCTCTATATGGTTTATTGTAATTGTATCTGGAACCAAGACATTGTCTTCAAGCCCAGATGTTAAGTGAATTTTTGTTAAGTCAGCGGCAGAAATAGCCTCTGATAAATTTGTGATTAAACTGATGCTTAGCTCTTCACTAAATGGCACCTTGTCTTCTATTCCTTTTATTATACTTAATACTACACCATCAGTCAAGGAAAAAGAATCCGATATAGTTCTTGCATAGCCTTCTATAATTCTAACCTTATCTGAAACACTTAATTCAGTTTGTATTACGGTTGAAAGATGTATTGCTACATTCTCAATAAACTCTATTTTTTCTTTTAATCCAGCTGTTATCTCTAATGTAGCTAAATCAGACACAGAGATGTTTTCTTTAATTGTCCCCATTAAAATATCAAATGCAACCTTATCAGAAATCTCAACTTTATCTTCCAATTTTCTGTGAGAATCTTTTATAAAAGTCATAACATCTTTTATTGAAACTTGCTCATTTATTGTTTCTAATTTTGAAGTGCTACCATTGCTTGAATTGGTATATGTTAAACTCATTTAATCCCCCCTTAGCGAACTAATCGCCTCAAAATTTAATCTCTTTATACATGTATATGTTTTTCCACCCAATACAGCACGAGCTTCAACTTCGTATTTTCCAACTAAGTTAATTTGATTTTTAGACCATTGATGTCCTATTTTTCCTTCTTTTCCATCTCCAAGAATAGAAACAGGAATATCCATACAAACTCCATCTGGTTTTTTTACCATAATATAGCACTTTGCATCAACACGACTTATATCAAGTGGTGTTTTATTGTCATTTTCATAAAGAGTCATTTCAAGTGTTGGAAAATCATTGTTTATAACAACTTGAAAATCTATTCCATCTGGGTCATAACCAGGTTCGTAAGGTCTTAGCATATTTTTACCCCATCGGTAGATCGTTAAGATCTATCATTACATTATTTTTTGTGTTCCCTTTATCACCAGTAGCTCTTGCTTTTTGTATTCCTAAAACAAATTTTCTATCGTGCAATCTGCTTTCGTTTATATCGCCCCAAGGTTTTGATTTCATTAAGAATATGTCTCTCAATGCACCGCTTATAATAGCTTTTCCGTATGTTTCTAATAAATCAACTGGAATTGTTTTTGCTTTTAGACTTGGTTTGAGACTACAATTTATAGTGAGTTTTGCCTTCTTACCACAGACTGGTAGAAAACGAATACGATCTGCTCCATAAAAAGCACATCGGTTCGGATTTGTCGCTGTTACTGAATTATTTTTAGAAATCTCAGCGATATATTCTTCATTAGATATTTGACTTAGCAATGCTCCGTCAACATAAACTTCTCTAACTTGAACAACAGATATATTCTCTCCGAAGTTAATATCATAGTACTCCTGATTAACTTGTAAATCAACATTTATTTTTGCATCTCGCCAAACTTCGCTTTCTTCAAAAAATTCTTGTGCAGCAGAAGCAACATATTGCAAAGCAACAGGATAACCCAATCCCATAACAGACATAGAAACTTTATTTGCTAAATCTTCATAAGTCATTAGTTTTGAGCCTCCTCTATTTTATCGCCTTCTTTACTATCTTCTCCCAATACTTTCTTCATAATCCCATAGAATTTAGAAGATTTTTGAGAACTAGACTCTTCGCTATCAATAGACTCAGCCAAAAACACAACAGCATCAACCAAAGCAGGCTGATATAACATATTAAAATCAAATTCTGTATCTACTGTTTCCAACATAGGAAGTCTTAAACATTGAATAGCCAATGTTATTTCTTCTTTTGGAGCTGGATATAAATAAAATCTATTTGTAGATTTCTTGTCTCGCATCCATTGTCTTGGAACTCCAGAATCATGAGAAACCCAATCAGGAATCCCCTCATCCATTTCTGTTTTTCTTCGTTCCATTATAGCATACTTAGAATCAACAGCATGGATATCTATAATACTT